AACCACATCCGGATCCCGTGGGCCGATGTTGAGGACTACCGGAAGAAACAGCCGAGGGCCTCACGATGAGCCCGGAAGCTACGTCCACTGAGTGGGGCTACAAGATTCGAGGCGGGAAGAAAGTCCGTATCGTCCCCGGAGCGTTTAGCGCCGCCGACGTGCATCAAGCCCTGCAAGAGGGCGGCCAGCTCTATGCCTGGAAGCCATGGCAGATAGTGTCTCGCGAAGTCACGGAGTGGACATTCCGCGAAGCGATCCCCCGGACCAAGGAGCCAAAGTGACTCCGGAGGAGGAGCTGCATGCGGCGGTCCGTCAGGCGATCAACGACTCCGAGTCCGCGGCGGGGTCCCCGGATCATCTGCTGGACCTGCAGGCGTCGGCGGCGGTCGGGGCGATGCTCCGACTCGGCTGGATCAAGGCGGCGGGGTGGGAGTTCGCGGTGATGGACGGGGACGTGACGGCGGAGGTCGGGTTCAACACGGAGGGCCAGGCGCTGGCGTGGGTGGAGGCGCACCCGGGCGTGTATGTGGTGGAGCGCCGGCCGGTCGGCGTGTGGGAGCAACTGTGAGGAACTTCCGCACTGTTCGGCGACTCGCCTATATTTTTTTGCCTTTTTTCCCGTAAATGTATGGAACAGTACGGAACATCATGTAGGCTGTTCCCATAGCAACAAAGAGAGGCCCGGAAGCGCGAACTCCCGGACCTCGACACCATCACTAGCGATTGGAACCACACAGTGACGACATTTCTAGAGTCTACCCGGACCCCCTACCTGTTCGACAAGGACCTCGCCGCCCGCATCATATTCGCCGAAGTCAAGCACTTCGCCGGGGAGATGAGCCTCCACGGCCCGTCCGAAGAAGAACTGCAGACCCTCACCCGGCGGCTGTCCTGGCTGACCGACACGGACCTGAAGTGGTGCGACGTCGACGGCCTCGTCTCCTACGCCCGGGAACTGCGCACCATCGAGAACGGCACCCACCCGCTGCTGACCGTGAACAACGCCGGCACCGTGGACAACACCGGGCACCTGCGCGACTCCCTGCTCCTGACGATGTTCTGGGAAACCTCCCTCACCCTCGGCACCATCAAGACCCGCTGGGAGCTCTCATGAACGTCTTTATCCTGATGCTCGCCACGATCGGTGCCGGTGTCTGGCTTGCCTGGGCACTCGCCGCGGACCGTGCCGATGCCGCCGCGGAGAACCGGGCGCAGGCCGCCCTGAGCCGCCGTATCCGCCGCCGCCTCCCCTGCACCTGCACCGGGTGCACCCGTGACGACGAAAGGCTCGGACTGTGACCGCCATCGAAGTAACCACCGAGACGAAGATCAACCACTACGAATTGGGGACCGACGCTGCGTCGTGGGACAACGAAGAGCAGGCACACTTCCTCCTCGGCTTTTCCCGGGCCATCCAGGAACTCCCCGGCACCGGCCTCATGCAGATCCACTACATCGCCGAGTACCTGCGGGACAAGCCGGAGCACATGGTGGACCTGCAGTGGATCGCCGACCGCCTCAGCGAGTATTTCGCGGACCCGTCATGAGCGCCTGCTACTGCGGCGGCCTGTACCGCTGCGACACGTGCCGGCTCGACGTCTGCTACTGCCCCGGCCACACCGACCCCACCCCCGACACCCAGGCCGAAGTTACGGCCGGATACGTCAACCCCACCACCGCCCGCATCGAAGCGTGGACCCAGAAGCAGGAGCTAACCCGATGAATTACACGGTGATTGACCCGGCGCCCGATACGGCGCACTGGCTGAGGATGCGGAAGCAGGGCCTCGGCGCGTCCGACTCCGCCTCCGTCCTCGGCCTCTCGAAGTGGGGCACCCCCCTCTCGGTCTACCTTGACAAGCTCTCCGACGCCATCGACGACAGCATGTCCGACCGGCAGGACTGGGGCCACCGCCTCGAAGAGCCGATCGCGCAGTGGGTCCGCGACACCAAGGGCCTCGATGTCGGCGCCTCCCCCGGCCTGATCCGGTCCGAAGAGTTCCCCTGGCTGCTCGCCACCCCGGACCGGAAGGTCATCGAGGGTGACGTCGTGGTCCCGCTGGAGATCAAGTCCTCGGATGCGTTCATGAAGGACGCATGGGACAACGGCATCCCCCTGAATTACCAGATCCAGATCCAGCAGCAGATCCTCATCATGGGCGCCCCGCACGGCTACCTCGTGGTCCTGCACGGCGGGAACACCCCGGACTTCTACACCGTGCCGGCCGACCGGGAGTTCCACGAGCAGCTTGTCCGGCTCACCCGGAACTTCTGGGAGAACAACATCCTGGCCGGCGTCGCCCCCGAACCGATCACCCTGGACGACGCGGCCCTGAAATGGACCGCAGACCCGGCGGTGAAGGTTGAAGGCGGCGAGGCCCTGTACGACCTCTGGGGAGCGTACGGGCTCATGCAGGCCGAAGCGGTAGCCCTCAACGAGAAGCTGGACGCCGTCAAGCTCCAGTTGCAGATCGCCATGCAGGACGCAGTCGAACTCACCCACCGCGGGCAGACCCTCTTCACGTGGAAGCCCCGCAAGGGCGTCACCAAGTTTGACGACAAAGCATTCGCCACCGACCACCCGGAGCTTCATGCCAAGTACATGAAGACCGGCGCACCCACCCGCATGTTCCTCCGGAAGAAGGCCAAAGAAGATGACTAGCCAGCTCGCAGAAGCCACCGCAACAAAGGCCGTTGCCCAGCAGAAGAACCCGACCGCCCGCGACCTCATCCAGGCGCAGCAGGCCGCCATTGAGGCCCAGCTCGCCGGCGCCATGAACTCCGCCGCGTTCGTCCGCGCCGCCATCAGTAGCGTCTCCGCATCGCCGCAGCTACAGCAGGCGACACCGGCCTCCCTGCTCGGCGGGATCATGCTCGCCGCCCAGCTCAAACTGGAGATCGGCCCGGCCCTCGGCCACTTCTACCTCACCCCCCGGCAGGTATCGAAGAAGGAAGGCGACCAGTGGGTCAAGGTGTGGACCTGCCTGCCGATCATCGGATTCCAGGGCTACATTGAACTCGCCTACCGCTCCGGGCGTATCGAGAAGATCGAGACGTTCCTGATCCGCAAGGGTGACAAGTTCGACCACGGCGCCAACTCCGAACGCGGCCGGTTCTTCGACTGGTCCCCCGCCGACTACGACGAGGTCCGGGAATGGACCGGCGTCGTCGCCATCGCCAAGATCAAGGGCGCCGGCACCGTCTGGGCCTACCTGCCCAAGGACAAGGTCATCGCCCGCCGCCCGCAGTACTGGGAGAAGTCGCCCTGGGGCACCAACGAGGAAGAGATGGCCCGCAAGACCGGCATCCGCGCCCTCGCCCCGTATCTGCCTAAGTCCACCGACCTCGGTAAGGCCCTCGAAGCCGACGAGCACAAGGTCGAACACATCGCCGGAGTCCACGACCTGATCGTCACCCGCGAGGACGACGTCGTCGAAGAACCCAACGCGTGAACGGGTTCAGCAAGGCCCAGAAGATCGCCATCTCCGCCCGCGACCTTGGCTGTGTCATCCACGGCGCGGGTGGGGAATGCGTCGGGGACCTGACCCACCACCACCGCAAAGGGCGAGGCGCCGGTGGCGTGAAGTCCCGCAACCGGGTAGCGAACGGGCTGCTGGTCTGTTCCCGGTGGAATCAGTTAGTTGAGGCCATGCCGGACCTCGCCGCCCAGGCGCGCAAGAACGGATGGAAACTACGCACAGATTTCGAGATCGACACCCTCCCCGTTTGGATCCCCAAACTCGGCCGATTCGTCTATTTGAACGACCTTGGAAATTACCTGGGGATGGACCACCACGTCATCGAAGAGGCGGCGTAGCCGTGGCCAAGTGCAAGATCGAGGAATGTGAGCGGCCCTCGAAGTGCCGCGGATGGTGCAGCATGCATCATCAGCGCTGGTACAACCATGGCGATCCTCTGGCCACCAAGATGCCGACTCGTGGCGTGGCGCTCCGTGAACGTCTCATGGCAGCCATGAAAGTGTCCGCCGCCGGGTGCTGGGAATGGTTCCTTATGCAGGACGAGGATGGCTACGGGGTGATCCGCGTGGACGGTCGTAACCGGCGCGCTCACCGGGTTGCGCACGAAGTGTTCAAGGGGCCTATCCCGGATGGTCAACTCGTTCGCCACTCCTGTGACAACCCGCCATGCATCAACCCGGCGCACCTGTTGACCGGGACGCAGCAGGACAACTCTGACGACAAGATGGAGCGCGGCCGCTACCGATGCGCAAGCGGTGAGGAGCATGGCCACACGACCTTGACGGAGGAGCAAGTCGTGAGCATCCGGCTCCTGCTGAGTCAGAGGGAATCAGGGACATCCCTGGCGGACCGGTTCGGCGTATCGCGGGGAACGATCTCAAATATCAAGCTAGGCAAAACCTGGAAGAGCGCTGGCGGCCCAATTGCCACCAGCCGAAACATCAAAAGGAAAGCAGCGTAACCATGGCAGATATCAAGCTCACCGGAAACCTTGGCAAAGACGCGGAACTGCGTTTCACCCCCTCCGGCCGTGCGGTGCTGAACTTCAGCGTGGCCGACTCGAAGTCCAAGAGGCTTGAGTCCGGCGAGTGGGAGACTATCGCGGAGCAGTGGATCGATTGCGCCATCTGGGGCGACCTCGCGGAGTTCTACCACGAGAAGCTGCGCCGCGGCTCCCGCGTGACCATCTACGGCGACTTCATGTCCCGTAAGTACACGAACAAGGAAGGGGTCCCGGGCGTCTCCCTGGACGTGAACGTGAAGGGCGTGGACGTCCTGCCCTCGAAGAACGGCGGCGGGCAGCAGGGCGGTAACCGTTCTCAGCAGGGCGGACAGTCCGACCCGTGGGGAGCTCCCGCAGCACAGCCGGCTAACGCTGGCGGCGGTTGGGGCAACGGCCCCGACTCCGAGCCGCCCTTCTAGCCTCCGCGCCACCTGGGACCCGTTCGGCATCACGCCGGGCGGGTCCTTTCGCGTGCCCGGGGATGAGTAGGTAACTCAACACAAGAAATAAGTAGCGACACGCCCAATACTTGCGTGTCGGATGCGGAAGTTCCCGAGTGTTCCGGTAGTATGTAGGTATCAGCAAGCAACAAAAAGGCCCGCCCTGCGTCAACAGGAACGGGCCCACTAACCACTGACAAGGAGTGGCTTCAATGAATACTAACGCGCCCACCGTCGATCAGGCAATGGCCCAGATCACCACCCTCGACGACCTCCCAGCCGTCGCCGCACAACGCGACCTGTGGAACACCGTCTACCGCCTCGCCGCCCGCAAGCTCCGCGAAGAGGCCAGCGTCCAGGCCATCGCCGACGCCTACGGCATCCACCGCACCACCGCCCACGTCCTCATTCGGGACGCGGCATGAGCACAAAGCTTGATCGAGCCCTAGCCCATTGCCCGCGCACGCTTGGGCAGATAATCACAGGAACGTTCGACCGAGGCGCCATATCTGGCACCGAAGGGTGCTGGATCTTCGCAACAGAAAGCAAGTCTGGATACGCCAAGCTTCACATTGGCATGACAACCTTTCCTGCACACAAGGTCTTCTACACCTACTTCGTCGCGCCGGTGGAAGAAGGGATGCATGTGGATCATTTGTGCAGGAACCACTCCTGCGTGAACCCGTGGCACCTGGAGGCGGTAACCCCAAAGGTGAACATCCGCCGAGGCGTAATCGCTAGGCTTGGGGCCGTCCGGGGACCATCGCACACTTCCGATGCGATGACATACCGAATCTTCGGCACCACCCGCTCCAGCGCCCACACCCTCCTGAATCGGGACGCGGCGTAATGGCCGGATACAAATGGGACGGCAAGCCCGAGCTGCGCGACACCACCCCGACAGCCACGCCCGTCCCGAAGCCGGCCCCCGTCAAGCTCGC